TGATGACACGATGGGCAAAGAGAGATTTAACAGGTCAGATACTCCGAAGTATGGAAAACAAGGCAGGGATTGATGATTGGGAAGTTATTGAGTTGCCTGCGATTATGCCGTCAGGAAAGGCACTGTGGGGAGAGTTCTGGAAGCTAGAGGAGTTGGAAAGTCTAAAAGCAGAACTGCCAGTTGCCAAATGGAATGCTCAATATCAGCAAAATCCTACATCCGAAGAGGGAGCGTTAATAAAACGAGAATGGTGGCGATTGTGGGATAGCAATACCCCACCTGCCTGTGAGGCAATAATCCAGTCGTGGGATACAGCGTTTCTGAAAACAGAACGTAGTGACTATAGTGCGTGTACCACTTGGGGTGTTTTTTATCATCCTGATGAAACCACAGGGATAGAAAAGACACATTTGATATTGCTTGATTCGTTTAAGGCAAAACTGGAGTTTCCAGAATTAAAACGAGCAGCCTATGACAAATACATGGAGTGGGAACCAGATCAGATGATTATTGAGGCAAAGGCATCAGGTGCGCCTTTGGTGTTTGAGCTTCGTGCTATGGGTATACCTGTCACGGAGTTCACACCCACCAGAGGTAACGATAAGATTGCCAGAGTAAATGCCGTAACCGATTTGTTTTCGAGTGGCACTGTATGGTATCCACCCACACGGTGGGCTGATGAGGTTATAGAGGAATGTGCCTCTTTCCCCTCTGGCGATCACGATGACTTAGTTGACAGTACCACACAGGCTCTGTTAAGATTTCGCCAAGGTGGATGGGTTCGAGCAGAAAGCGATGACTGGGATGACGAGCCAAAATACAGAAGACCAGTGGAGTATTATTGATGAGCCAAATGAAAAGAGATGAAGCAAGAATTATGAATGCAGCAAAAGGTAGGCTATCATCTCTTCCCTATCTTGAAAAGGTGTTTGGAAGAAAGTATGGTCAAGATCAACTTGATAGAGTTACTGCTAGAATAATGGCGTTACCTTTGCCAGGTGAGTTTGGAACACATCTTGATCTTGGAAGAGGTAAGAAAAAAGGTGGTGTGGTTAAAATGCGTGGTGGTGGTATGATTGCACGAGATAGATTAAAACCAACAAAGATAACTTAACATGGTAGTTGATAAACGATTAGAGCCTTTCGAGGTTGATATAGAGAAGAACCCCTCTGAACAAGAGTTAAAAGTTGAAGTGGTAAATCCAGACGCTGTATCGATAGAAACAGAGGATGGTGGTGTCATCGTTGACTTTGAAGGTGATGTCACTGAGGATTTAGTCGGACCTAATCATAACTCAAACTTAGCAGAGTTTCTTGAAGATGCTGATCTTGAGAAGATGGCTGCTGATCTTATCGATGACTTTGAGAGCGATAGAACATCACGAAACGAATGGTCACGATCCTACATCAAAGGTCTTGACTTGTTGGGCATGAAGATTGAAGAGCGATCTCAGCCATGGCAAGGAGCGTCAGGTGTATTCCACCCACTCCTAACAGAAGCTGTTGTACGTTTTCAGGCACAGGCTATGGGAGAGATATTCCCACCATCAGGACCAGTACGCACAAAGATAGTTGGTAAAAACACAAAAGAAAAAACAGCACAGTCACAACGTGTTGAGCATGAAATGAATTATCTTCTGACAGAAGAAATGACGGAGTATCGTGATGAAATGGAGCAAATGCTGTTTCGTCTACCTCTAGCAGGCTCTGCTTTTAAAAAGGTGTATTACGATCCCATCATGGAAAGACCATGCTCCATGTTTGTACCTGCGGAGGACTTTGTAGTTTCTTATGGTGCAAGTGATCTTATGTCTTGTCCACGGTATACCCACATCATGAAAAAGACAGAGAACGAAATCAAAGAGCTTATGGTGAATGGTTTTTATCGTGAGGTTGAGTTGTCAGAGCCGTATCAAGACGAATCAGAAATACAGGAAAAGTATGATGAAATGGATGGGGCTGAACACGTTTACGAAGACGATGAAAGATATACTATTCTTGAGATGCACGTTGATATTGATATGCCAGAGCCATTTCAGGATAGCGATGGATTAGCAAGACCCTATGTTATAACTATAGACAAGTCATCACGAGCCATATTATCTATTAGAAAGAACTGGTATGAAACTGATCCTAAGAAAACTAAGCGACAGCATTTTATTCATTATAGATATCTTCCTAGCCTTGGCTTTTATGGTACAGGACTTATTCATCTTATTGGTGGGTTGGCTAAATCGGCAACGTCCATCCTTCGTCAGCTTATTGATGCAGGTACGTTATCTAATCTTCCTGCAGGTCTTAAAGCTCGTGGTTTACGCATTAAAGGGGATGATTCGCCTCTCATGCCTGGTGAGTTCAGGGATGTCGATGTTCCTGGTGGTGCGATACGAGATTCCATTACGTTTATACCTTATAAAGAACCATCCTCAGTACTATACCAGTTGTTGGGAAATATTGTGGAAGAAGGCAGACGAATAGGTTCTGTTGCTGATGTACAGGTGGGTAACATGAACCCACAGGCTCCTGTTGGTACAACACTAGCCTTGTTAGAGCGATCCATGAAAGTTATGTCTGGGGTGCAAGCACGATTACACGCTTCTCTGAAAAAAGAACTTCGTATATTAGCCAAGTGTATCCATGACTTCATGCCTCCAGAATATGCCTATGAAACAGAAGAGGGTAGCTTTTCACGAACAGAAGATTTTGACGGACGAGTGGATGTAATTCCAGTATCCGATCCCAATGCCTCTACAATGGCACAACGAGTAACACAATATCAGGCAGCCCTACAGTTAGCTCAACAAGCACCACAGCTATACGATATGGGAAAGCTACATCGACAGATGCTAGAAGTGCTAGGAATAAAAGATGCAGCCGATATTATCAAACTACCTGACGATATAAAGCCGAATGATCCAGTAACAGAAAACATGGCGATCATGAAGCAAGAACCTGTCAAGGCGTTCAAGTACCAAGACCATGAAGCCCACATTGCTGTACATACTGCTGCTGCTCAAGATCCAAAAATACAGCAAATCATTGGTCAATCGCCATTTGCGTCTGCTATACAGAATGCCTTGGCAGCTCATATCACCGAACACGTTGCGTTCCAGTACAGAAAAGAGATAGAAAAGCAGTTAGGTGTGGAAATGCCAGACGAAGAAAAGCCTTTACCACAGGACGTAGAGGAAGAATTGTCAAAATTAACGGCAGAAGCTGCTGCTAAAGTGTTGCAAAAAGGTCAAGCTGAGATGGCACAGGCTGAAGCAATGAAAAAACAGCAAGATCCACTTACAATTATACAGCAAAGAGAGTTAGCCTTGAAAGAAGCTGAGTTTGAACACAAAAAACAGCTTGATATTGCTAAATTACAGTCTGATGTACAGAAAACGAAGTCAAATGAGAAGATACAAGGGGCTAAATTAGGTATTCAGGTGGCTACAGAGGCTGATAAAGCTGAGAAAAAGGCTATAAAAGACGGTGTAGACATCGGATTAAGCCTTGCAAAGGACTTAACAGCCGATGAATGACGATTATGGGCTGATTTTAAAGAGAATCAGCGATCAAAAGACCCAAATACAGGAACATTTGTGCATGGGAGGGGCAAAAACCTTCGATGAATACACCTCAATGGTCGGTGAATACAGAGGATTACTCAAAATAGAGCAAGAAATTTTAGACTTGCAAAAGAAAGCCATTGAGGATTAAATAATCTCAACGTACTTAAACGCAAGGCAACTGTGAGCCTAAATCACTGCATGAGGTTAAAATGTATCAAGCTGTAAAGAAGGAAGATGATGAGAAAGTCGCTTCCAAAATGCCCCAACCAAAGGGCTACAAACTCCTAATATCCCCAGTTGAAGTAGATGAGAAAACCGAAGGTGGCGTGTATATGCCAGACGCATTAAGAGATGCTGAAGGTATAGCGTCAATCATAGGTTTTGTCGTTAGCATGGGTCCAGATGCTTATAAAGATGAAAAAAAGTTTCCAACAGGACCGTGGTGCAAAAAGGGTGACTTTGTGATTTTTCGATCATACTCAGGCACTCGTTTTAAAATACATACACAGGAATTTAGATTAATCAACGATGACACGGTTGAAGCCGTTGTCGATGACCCAAGAGGATATAAAAGGATATGAACGAAGTAGCAGAAAAAATTGAAGAGCAGGAGACACAACAAGATTTAGATTTTGGTGAAGATAAGCCTGTAGAAACAAAACAACAGGAAGAAACCTCTTTTGAGGTTGAGATTGTTGATGATAGACCTGAAGAAGATAGGGTTCCAAAGCGAAAAGAAGATACGTTT